ATCGGGATCGTGCGCGTCTCTCAGGTCAATGGTCGCGAGGGTGACCGCTTCATCTCGCCCGATGAACAGCGCGATCGCATCGTCAGCACCTGCCAGGCCAATGGCTTGCAATTGATCGGCGTCCATAGCGAGATGGACGTATCCGCCGGTAATCCCATCGAGCGTCGACCGGGACTGCGCGCTGCACTGGCAGCCATCGAGGCGCGCCAGGCGGATACCGTGGTCGTGGCGTACTTCGATCGCCTGTTCCGAAATCTGCGCGTCCAGGCCGAGGTCGTCGAGCGCGTCGAAGCCGCGGGCGGCAGCGTCCTCACCGCCGACGTCGGCGAGGTGCGCGCGAATACGGCAGGCAGTCGATTGAGCTCGACGCTGCTGGGCGCGGTGGCCGAGTATCAACGGCTTGTCACGAGGGAACGCACCAATGAGGCGCGGCGGCGGGCGATTGCGCGTGGCACTCCGGCGACCGCGACGATATTGCCTGGGTATCGGAAGACCGCGGATCGGCGGCTGGTCGTGGATGAGGACGAGGCGGCAGTCGTGCGTCAGGCATTCGAACTGCGCGCGGCCGACGGCTCATGGCGCACGGTGCGCGATTTTCTCAGCGAGCATGGCATTGTCAGGTCGCTAGGCGGCGTGATGAAGCTGCTGTCGTCGCGGACGGTCCTAGGCGAACTGCGCCATGGCGAGTACGTCAACGAGAACTCGCATCCGGCCATTGTCAGCCGTGAGATCTGGGAACGCGTACAGCGTCGGGGCCATGATCCGCGCGGACCAAAATCGACGCGACTGCTCGCTCACGTGGGCGGGATCCTGCGCTGTGGCAGTTGCGGCGGACACCTGAGCGCCAGCGTCGAATATCCCCGCAAGCGCAGGTATGAGACCTATCGCTGCGCGGGTCTGGTACGCAGGTGCTCGTATAGGGTGGCGATCGCTGGCAAAGTGCTCGACCAGGCGGTGAAGGTCGAGGCATGCCGTGTCCTTGCGCTTGCCGAAGAGAAGCGGACGGCGAGCACGTCGGTGGAGCTCGAGGAAGCAAAGCGAGTTGTGGAACAGTGCCAGGAAACGCTCAATCGACACATCGAGGCTCTCGACGATCTCGGCGATGTCCCGACCGCCAAGCGCAAATTGGCCGAAGACAGACGGCAGCTCGAGGAGGCGCGAGTCCGCGTAGACGAGCTAGAGCGTTTGGCCAGGGTTACCTGGACGGCGTACGCGGCGGCGGACTGGGACACGCCCGGCGCCATGACCCTCGACGACCGTCGGGCTCTCATCAAGGCTGTCATTCGACGGGTGATCGTTCACCCCGGTCGAGGCCCCGAGCGCATCGAGATCGAGACGGTGGAGCTCCTGGGCTAGGAGCCTGGCCGCCACACGCGCCAGCACGCGCTGTACCTGCTCATGAGCATCCGGGGGCAATGACGGCACGCCCTAAGTGTGCGCACAGCCGGCTCGCCAACGGACTCGCCAATTTGGTCGCCAGTTTTTTCAGGCGCGGCGACCGCGGCCGGCGAGCCACTCGCGCACGATGTACAGGATCAGGTTGCTCAGGGTGCGATGCTCAGCCGTAGCGATCTCTTCGAGCTGCTTGCGCAGGTCGGTCGGCAAGCGGAGCGGGAAGCGCGGTGTCTCAGCCAATGGCGCCAATAGTATGCATCCCTTATACCTAGTTGGCACCTAGCATATATCAGGGATACGGCGGGTGCACACCCGGTCCACAACGGGGTGCCGGCATGCATAGACACCCACGTTACGGGTTTGCTACGGTCCCTTTTCGTCTCGCCAAAATTGGCGAGATATTGGCGAACGGATTGGCGACCCGGCAGTTCCATAATGGCGGCCGTGGTGTGGACCGGGGCTGGCGAGGCTAGGGGACGAGTCAGTAACCAGGCATGGCTCTACACAGAGAAGAGGGGGTTGCTGACTTGTGGACGTCGAACAGCAGATGCCGCTATTTCCCGATAACGTACCTCCTCGGGTCATCCGCTACTGGAAGGCCGTGAAACGCTGGTACAGCACGGGCACTACCAGGCCACCGATTCGCGAGGAGCTCTGTGGCAAGTTCGAGCCGCCAATTCAGCCCCGTACGCTCGATCACATCCGCCAGGACCGTGCCACGCGTCACCTGGTCGGTCGTTGGCCACCACAGCCCAATGACCGACCACCGTGGGAGATAGCGGCCGAGAACAACGTGGTCAAGTCGTCCGATGTGCCTGAGCCGCTGCAATTCAACGTGGTACAGGACGAGATTCACCATCTGTATCGCGTGCGCATGACGGCTTTTGACGAGGAAGGCGATCCGGTTGTGATCACGCAGTACTACGACAGCCTGACCAATCGCCTCGTGGACACCATCATCGAGCGCTTTCACGGCACCGCGGTGGTGGTGGTCGGCATCTTCATCTTTGGCGTGCTCGATTGGCTGAGCGACGGCAGGTTCGACGGCGTGGTGTGTCTGCTGGGCCTGCTGGGCTGTCCCGCGACCGCCTGAGCGCCACAAAATTGGCGAACCTGGTGAAGAAATTGGCGAGTCTATTGGCGACTCGGGCGTGCGCACACTGTGCGCTATGCCTGTCCTCCGTCCACCTGCCATCGTCGAAGACGACCTCGGCCCGGTTGGCTGGCGCGCGCTCCAGGAGCTAGCCGCTCAGCGCCGCCGCAGACCGCGCGACCAAGTCCTGCCGGCGCTGCAGTTCGTGCTGGCGAAATGGCTGGCTGGTGAGGACGTCGAGCCGAGCCGCAGCGATCTCGAAACGCTGTTTGGCAAGTCGCTCGAGTCGGTCGCGTAGCTATGTCCGTGTCCGACGGCATGCGCACCGGCACGTCCTTCGACTGGCGGCATGAGGGCCCCGAGGAAGCCAAGCGCGAGTGGTTTAAGTACTTGTATCGGGCGGGTGAGGCGATAACCGACGAGGACGCCTTCCAGGCAGGTTTTCTGAAGGGCGCGCAATGGGCGGTGCGCGCGACGTCGGCACTTAGCCCGGCCGTGATGGCCATGGTCAGTTTTGTGGACTGGGTTCACGAGCACGAGCTTGAGGTGGGCGAGTGATCGACGGTCACTGGCTGAGTGTGCGCCGTGACGACCCGCGTGCGTTCGCGTTCTATCGTCGCCACTACTCGAGCCTCAAGAACATGCGGCCGTGGCGCGCGCGCGTAACCAACTTTCTCGGCCCAGGCGAGTGTGTGGTGCTGCTGAGCAGTTGCGGCCGTGCCGTCTTCGCGTGGCAGCACAACACCATCAAGCGTTGGGACGGCCAGGCCGGCGTGTGTTGCACCCTGTTTCGCAACGAAGGCGCGGGCCTCTCGAGCGAATTGATCCACGAGGCTGATGAGATTGCCTGGCGGCGCTGGCCAGGCGAGCGGCACTTTACGTATGTCCGCGATGCGAGCGTTCGCTCGACGAATCCTGGCTATTGCTTTCTCAAGGCGGGCTGGCATCGCTGTGGGCGGAATGCCGATGGGCGACTGTCGGTGCTCGAGGTTTTGCCATGACGCGTGTGGCGCTCGCGGGACTGTTCGGCATCGTGCTCGGCATGCTGCTCAGTGCCGCGATCGGGCTCCACGCCCAGAGCGTCTACACGCCCGACGACACGCTCGCCGCGATTGACCAGTACAGCGAGGAGATCGGTATTTCCCGCGCCTGGCTATTGCGCGTGGTTCGCTGTGAAACAGGCGGCTCATTTGACCCGTACAGCATCGGTCGCTCGGGCGAGCTGGGCGCGGCGCAACTCCACCCGCGCGGCGAGCTGCAGCGCTTTTATGCGTGGGGGTATCTCGATCCGTTCTCGCCGTGGCAGGCGGTGCGCTTTCTGGCGCAACGGCTCAGCATGGGCGGCGCCCGAGCATGGTCGTGCGCTTGATCCTGTCGCTGTTCCCCGGTATCGGCCTGCTCGACATGGCGTTTGAGCAGGAAGGCTTCTGTGTCGTGCGTGGGCCTGATGTGCTCTGGGGCGGCGACATTCGCCAGTTTCATCCGCCAGGCGGCGTGTTCGATGGGGTCATCGGCGGGCCACCGTGTCAAGCGTTCAGCCGCCTCGCGGTGATGGTGCGCCACAACGGCTATGAGCCGAAGTTCGGCAATCTTATCCCCGAGTTCGAGCGCTGCGTGGTCGAGGCGTGCCCGGCGTGGTTCCTGATGGAGAACGTGCCGGCGGCGCCGCAACCCGTGGTGGACGGATATCTCGTCAGCCGGCATGTCGTCAACAACCGTTGGTTCTCTGATCCCGCGGAGATGGGCGCGGAACAGAATCGTGTGCGAGCACTGTCATTCGGACTCGATCGGCTTGTCTCTGACGCTTACGGCATCGCGCCCTGTTTGCCGTTCGACGTAGCGCTCTTTGAGCATCCCGCCGTCGCTTTAGGGGTCACATCCAGCGACGGCGGGGGAGTAATGCGCGGCCGGCGACCATTCGCGCTCACGGGACGCCATGCGGATCGCTTGTCGTGGGTTGCCCAGCCGGTACCGGCTGGGCATGGCGGCGGTGACAACTTGCCCAAAGGCTACGTCTACTCGCTTGAGGATGCCTGCGAGTTGCAGGGCCTGCCGCGCGACTTCACGGAGCACATGCCGTTCCGCAAGGACGCGAAGCTCAAAGCGGTCGCGAATGGCGTGCCACTGCCGATGGGCCGCGCGATCGCACGCGCCGTCAAACGCGCGATGGGCTACGAGGAGATGTCATGTTCGGCCTGAGTTTTCGCAAGCCGACACCCGATCAACTCGATGACGACGAGTACGTCTGGCCGATGAACGAAGAGGATCGCCAGCAACGGCTTGCTTCTCTCCGCGCGCACGTGCAGGACCTGCGCGCCGAACGCCTGCTCGAACCGCAACCACTCGAGCCCGCGCCTGTGCCGCGGCCAGTCCTGTACGAGCCGCCGGCTGAACGGCTGTATCCGCCGAGCGTGCCGTGGCGCACCGATCCGCCTGCCATGCCTGGTCTCTACTGGTGGCGCATACGCGGGCTGTTGCCCGAGCTCGAGCAGGCGGTGCGGCCGCGACTGTGCACCGTGGTCGACTTCGGCGGGCGGCTCGCGGTGCGCAGGCAGGGCACCGACTCGAGCACTTACCTGAGCGTGGCCGCGCTTGCTCGCGAGTGGGCCGGGCCCGTGGCGATCCCCGACGACGTACTGGCGCTCGAGGACCTGGAGCTGTGAAGCCAGGGCAGTGCGCGACGAAGGGCTGCGAGTTCGTACCACTGGTCCGCTCGCGCTATTGCCTGGCGTGCGACCTGGCGCGGCGACCTCGTCAACCCGACGTGCCGAGCGAGCAGCAGCCACTCGGGTCACGAATAAAGCCGCACGTCGTGAGCCAGGGCGAGACGCTGCAGGCGTACTCGCTGCATCCGCTCGGTGGATAGTGGAGCGCTGCTGATCGTGCTGCTGCTGCTTTTTGTAGGCCTGGTCGCGCTGCTGGCTTTTCTCGCGCTGCGAGGACGTGGCCGATGACACCCACGACCATCAGCGTGGTGTACGAGCGGAAATACAGCGACGGAAACTACGGCTCCGAAGGTCTGATGATGATGATCAGCCTGCCCGTCGAGGACTCAGAAAGCGCGAAGGATGCCCTGCACATCTATGCCGTGCTGCTGCGCCACCAGGTGCTCGAGGAGCTCGCCAAGTCGCCGGCGCCACGGGTAGCCCGCATCGCGGCCCAGGAGCTCGATCCGCATGCCCGCGTCGTCGCAGCCATCGACAACTCAGACGATCCGGAGGACCTGCCATTTTGAGCTCATCATCGATCACTAAACGATCGCCCGCGCCCCAGCCCGGACCGCTCGGCACCAGGCCGCTCGAGCTGCAGGACCTCGTCGAGCTGACCGGTTTCAGCCTGCCCGAGCTCGCCGAGATGGCCAGGCCAGGCGGTGTTGCCGCGAACGTCGACACGGCAGGCCTCGTCACGTTTTGTCTGGCGGCCAAGGCGCGCGGCCTCGATCCCCGTAAACGGCAGTGCTACTACATCCAGCGCGGCGGACGGTGGACGTTCCAGACAGGTATCGACGGCTTCTCGGCGATCGCCGCGCGCACCGGCCGCGATGGTGGCATCAGTGCGCCGATCTTCCGCGGCCACCTGGCGATCGACCTCGCTAACCACCAGGCGCTCGACGTGCCCGTGGAGGTCGAGGTGGTCGTCTACAAGCTCGTCGGCCCGCAGTTTCAAGTCCGCGCGGCGTTTACGGGTGTCGCCCATTGGGCGGAATACGCGCCCGCGGACATGACCGCGCCGGGTGCCACGATGTGGCGCAAGATGCCGCGGCGCATGCTGCAGAAATGCGCGACAGCGCAGGCGCTGCGCTACGCGTTTCCCGAGGAATTGGCCGACGTCGAGCTCGCCGAGGACGGCCCGCAGCAAACGCTTGAGGTGAACGAGCGCGCGCCCGCCTCGGCACCACAGCTCGAGCGACCCGGCCGCACGTATGACGAGGTTTTTGAGAGCGACGCCGAGATCGCCGCGCGGATGGCCCATGCCGCCACGCCCGCAGCATCGGAAGAGCCGCCGGCTGACGCCGACCAGCGCGAGATCGAACGCCAACGAAAGCAGGAAGGGCTGCTCTAGAAGGGAGGATGGTGCATGTTCCTGGCGCGCCTGATGGCGATCCGCTCGACGATCAACTCGGCCGGCCCGGTGACGCGGCTGCAGCTCGAGGTGGATGAAATTGTGGACGACATCGAATGGCTGACCGGCCATCTCGGCGAGGACGTGTGGGTCACGCTGAGCACGGGTGAGCCGCCGCCGCAGTCGCAGCAGCAGCAACTGCAGTTCGATGGCACGGAGCGCGCACGCGTCTAGTGGCGATTCGACTGTTGCGGGGCGATGCGCGTGAGCTGCTGGCCACGCTGCCAGGCTGCAGCGTGCAGGCATGCCTGACCAGTCCGCCGTACTTCGGGTTGAGAGATTACGGCACGCCGCCGCTCGTGTGGGGCGGCGATGCGGGGCACGGGCATGAGTTTGGGCCCGAAGTCCCCGGTGACAATCGCGGCGGCAGCGGGACATTCAACGGGCGCAACGGATACGGCGAAGGATACGGCCGAGATGCTGGCCGCGGCGGTTTCTGTGTCTGCGGCGCGTGGCTGGGCTCACACGGACTCGAACCGACGCCCGAGCTCTACATCGAGCACGAGGTCGAGGTCTTTCGTCAGGTGCGACGCGTGCTGCGCGACGACGGCGTGCTGTGGATCAACCTCGGTGACAGTTACGCCGGCAGTGGCAAGGGGCCGACCGGGCATAACGGAATTCAGGCTGAGGCTTCATGCATCGGATCGCCAGAGCGGGGACTACTCAGCAATCGACGCGTAAGCGGGGCGCGCGGCAGCGCAGGACCTGCAACCGCTGGCTACAAGGCAAAAGACCTGATGATGATGCCGGCGCGGGTTGCGCTGGCGTTACAGGCGGATGGCTGGTACTTGCGGTCGATGCTGCCGTGGCTGAAGCGCAACTCGATGCCCGAGAGCGTCACAGATCGACCGGCGAATGCGGTCGAATACTGGTTTTTGTTCAGCAAGTCGGCGCGGTATTTTTGGGATGCCGACGCGGTGCGGCAGCCTTCTCAGCCCATGCCACTTTCCGCAGTGAATAAGAGCGACTGGTACCCGCGTAAGAAGGATGGGGTCGCGCGCGAATCATTCAGGATGGACACGCGCGAATACAACCCGAACGGTCGCGCCTTCCGCAACAGCGAGCTGTTCTTTCAGACTTGGCAGGGGCTTTTGCTAAACGAGGAGGACGAGCCGCTCGCGCTGCTCGTCAATCCCGCGCCATACAAGGGCGCGCACTATGCCACGTTCCCGCCTAAGGTGCTCGAGCCGCTCATCAAGGCCTCGACACGCCCGGGCGACACGGTGTTCGACCCGTTCGCCGGCAGTGGCACCGTGGGCCTGGTGGCGGACCGGCTGGGCCGCGAGGCGATTCTGTGCGAGCAGAAACACGACTACACGGTGCAGGCCTTCAACCGCGTCACGGACGATGCGCCGATGTTCGTACAGGTCGAGATGGCGGTCTGATGGCGTGGATCGAGTCGCACCAGGCATTGGGCCACCATCCGAAGACGCTGCGGCTGGCGCGGGAGCTTGGCTGCAACGTGCCGTGCGCGGTCGGCTACCTGCACTTTCTGTGGTGGTGGGCGCTCGAGTACGCCACCGATGGTCTGATCGCTGCCGACAGCAAGCCAGTGATAGCGAGGGCATGCATGTGGAGTGGTAAGGCGGAGCGTTTCTGGGCGGCATTGATAGTGGCCGGGTTCGTGGAGCCGGCGGAGACGCCGCAACAATTACGCATCCATGACTGGCTGGACTACGCCGGTAAGTTGGCCGAGCAACGGGCGCTGCGCAGAGAGTCCAACCGGAAGGCTCAGTCAGCACGTCGTCAGCGCTTACGTCATGATGACGTCAGCGCTGATGTCAAAACACGTCAGCAGTCTACCGTACCGGACCGTACCGGTAATCATCTACCGGTCAGTCAGTCTGTCGGGTCTGTCGTACGTGCGCACGCGCGCACGCGAGGTGACGGTGGTCTGGCACCGCTCAGCAGCTCGCTCAACGCTGCTTTACCTGAAGAAGTGCGTCGCCGCTTGGCACAGCCGCCAATTCATGTCGCCGGCGACCAACCGACTGACCGACCGACGGTTTGATTTCTTGTTGAAGACGAACGGCCGTGCTCACACCTGCCGAAGCACGCGCGATCGCCAATGAATGGCGCGAACGCTTCAGTGATCCGGAAGCCTTTGCGATTTCCTGGTCGCGCTACATGGACATGGTCAAGCACAAGCGCTCACGCGCCGGCCTCGAGGCCTGGCTGCGTGCCGATGCCGAGCAGGACGAGGTACGCGCCGCAGGTTTGCCAGGCGAGCCATTACTGCCTACTCGCCAGCGTGTGGCGGTGGTGCTTGGCGATTGCCCGAACTGCGGTGGCGATGTGAACGCCTGTCCTGCCTGTCATGGCCTCGGCAGGATCAGACGCGACCTTGATGTCAACCAGCCACACTTCGGCGAGGCATTGCGCTGCCCGCTTTGCAATCATGGCTGAGCCATGGCGCGCGGTGTCCCGCATCCGCCCGAGCTGCGTGCCCAGGTGCTCGCGGCCATCATGGCCGGCACCACCATCAGCCAGGCCGCGCGCGACTTCGGTCTCGATCATGGGCTGGTGTCGCGATGGGTAACAGCGGGTGTGCAACCAATTGCACCAGAAAAACGACAACGCACCGACATCGAGTTGATCATGACCTACTTCCGCACGGCGCTCGAGGCCATGATTGTCCAGGCGCAGGTGTTCGGTGACCCTGCCTACTGTCGCGCCCAGGATGCCGACAAGCTCGGCATTGCCCACGGCATTCTCGGCGATAAGCTCGCTGGCGTCGCCGCAACAGCGCAGACGCTGGGCCTTATTGGGCCTGCACACGCCGCGCTCGGCACAGGCGCAGACGATCTGGACGCCCCCGCCTGAGGCGAAGCCCGACATCGGCCTGCTCGCGTTCCTCGAGGGCGCGTGGCCACTGCTCGAGCCGTCAGAGCCATTCATCGGCGGCTGGCACCTGGAGTTGCTCGCCGAGCACCTCGAGGCATGCGCTCGCGGACAGATCAGCGACCTGCTGATCAATGTGCCGCCAGAGACCACCAAGAGCCTGACCGTCGGGGTGTTCTGGCCGGCGTGGTGCTGGACGTGGCAGCCCTGGTCGCGCTGGCTGACGAGCTCGTACGACGCCCGTCTGGCGGTGCGCGACGCGTGGCGGACGCGGCGCCTGATGCAGAGCGACTGGTACCAGACCAGGTGGGGCGAGCAGTTCCGCTTCGCCTCGGACCAGAACGTGAAGAGCTACTACGCCAACGACCGCACCGGCTGGCGACTGGCGACCAGCATGGCCGGTGGTGTCACCGGTGAGCACGCGCAGTACGTGGTCGTCGACGACCCACATAACGTGCGCAAGGCCGAGTCCGACGCCGAGCGCGAGACGGTGCTCACCACGTGGCGCGAGGTGTATCCGTCGCGACGCTTGCCGGGCGGCGTGCGCGTCGTCGTCGGCCAGCGCGTGCACGAGGAGGATCTCACTGCCGACTGGCTTGAGCGTGAGGGCGCGCGCATCCACCACATCGAGCTCCCGATGGAATTCGACCCTGATCACACGCGCCCATCGCAACTCGAACCGTGCGCGTTTTCGGGAAAACCGCACGAGATTCGCACAGCTTCTGCACAACTTTTGAGCCCTCAGCGCTTCAGCGCCGAACGCATTGAGCAGTTAAAAATCGACCTCGGGCCGTACGCCTATTCCAGCCAGTACGACCAGCGGCCGTCACCGCGCGCTGGCCTGGTGCTCAACCCCGGCTGGTTCGTCGATCGCCCGTCTGATCTGGATCTCGAGGCGTGCGACATCGTCCAGGCCTGGGACCTCAACTACTCGGAAAAGGACTCGAGTGACTGGACCGTCGCCGTCACCGTCGCCGTCGATCGAAATCCACAACTGCCGATGATCCACGTCCTCGACGTGTACGCCGAGCACCTCGGCGAACAGCGGCATGACATCGCTTTGGCCGAGTACATCGACATCTGGCGACCGCTGCTCGTCGGCATCGAAAAGCGCGCCTACGAGCACCAGGGTGCCACGCGTGATCTGGTTCGCAACATCGAGCGTCTCACTCAGCACAAGCGGTGCCATATCGAAGGGGTCGAGGCCGATGCCGACAAGATCGCGCGGGCGATGATCATCACCGGGCGGGCCAAGGCCGGCCATATCAGCGTCGATCGCAAGGCACCGTGGTGGCACGCGCTCTCGAGCGAGATGTCACGCTTTCCCCGCTCGGCGCATGATGACCGGGTCGACGCGCTGGCGTATGTGGTCAGGCTGGCCGTCGAGCGATTGGCGAACGTGCGAGCGATGCTGATCGCGATGTCCGGGCCCGTCGCGGTGCGTCACTCGGGCGCGCTCGTGGGCGGCAACCGCAAGTGGCGCGAGGAATGACTAGCGTGTGTGTCTGTGGTCATACGCAGCGCCACCATGCCGGCGTCAATCTGAAAGGAAAATGCTGCGTCAAGCCATGCCCCTGCAAGCGCTACAAGGAAGCCTAGACATCGACTCGTACACTGGAGACGCCATGGCCACCACCATCAACGTTGGCGAGATCAAGGTGCAGCTCGACGACGCGCAGTCGAGCACGATCTACATCGACATCCCCGGGTGTGACGACGAGGCCGCGGCCGGCGCGCTTGCCCAGGGCCTGCATATCGAACGCGATCTGGTCCGCGAGAAGTGGGCGGTGCGCAGGGCCACGCCTGACGAGCAGGCCGAGGCGGAGGCAGCCGCGGAGGCCTCGAAAACAGCGGATACAACCACAGTCGTCACCGCCTAGCGCAGGTGTCGGAGATCGTCCGGCGCTACGTCCTGGACGCTCGCGGCGAGCCGGTGCTCGAGACCGGTGATTAGCGCAGGCGACGTCCCGAGCTGCACGCAACTGGCCACCATGTGGTGGTCCAAGTACAACGAGTGGCAGTCAACGCGTCTGAAGGTGCGCGACTGTCGCGACTGGCTCAACAACCGCATGGACCCGGTCGTGCCCAAGGACTTCGCCGCGATCGCCGGCAATCTCGCGGTGAAGCTTCCCTATGCCGTCACGGTGCCACTGCACGCGGTGCAGATGCTGTCCGGCAAGCGGCCCCGACTCCACCGCGATCCGATGGGCAAGAGCATTAATGCGCGCACCAATGCCTCAGACCTTGAGCTGTGGGCCAACTCGTGCATCACCGCCATCGAGGACCAGCACGGCGCGTTCTGGCGGCCGCTCATGGATATGCTGTTCAACCAGGGCTCGGGCGCCGTACTGTGCTTTCCGTCCGCCGCCGGCTGGGAAGATTTTCCGAGCTACGTCGACCAGAACGGCAAGGTCAAACGCCAGTTCTGGGCCAACAGCGTCAAGCAGTCGAAGAACACCTACGACGATTACCTGCTCGACTGGAAAGCGCGCCAGGTGCCGATCACCATCCGCGTTATCGGCCTCGACCAGGCGTTGCCACTGCTCGGTCCAGGGCACCGCCTCGACGGGCTGATCGTGCGCTCGCAGTACGCGCAGGAGGACCTCGAGGCGCGCGGCTATCGCTGGCGCTTCGGTGGCGGCCACGTCGGGCCCGGCTACGACCCGGACTACATGAGCCAGTCGCGCGGCTCGTACCCCAAGTTCACGCTGTACGAATTGTGGCGGCCAGGTTCAGTCGTCTACTACATCGGCCAGGGCGTCACTGGCACGCCGGCCATCGACGGCTCGAACCTGACGATTGCCCAGCGGGTGAACGCGGGCGGCTCGACCGAGACTGCGGCGGTCGACCTGGCGGCCGACTTTGGTATCAGCCGCTTGTGCGGCACGTTCGTGTGGGGCTGCAATTTTGCCTCAGAAACCGATCCTGACCGGCGTGGTGTGCCGTTCCTGTGGCCGTTTTTGAGCGTCTTGCAGGGCATGAACAACCTGGCGACGGCGAAGCTCGCCCATAGCTGGCAGCACGCGTTTGGCGGCTGGTTCATCCCTGCGAACGCCGATGTCTCGCCCGACTTGGTGCTCGAGAACGGACGGCCGCGTGAGATCGACATCCAGCCGATGAAGGCGCAATACGTGGCCGGCACGCCCGTGCCAGCCAGCCATCCCGGCACTAACAAGGACGTCGACGAATTGATGGGGCTGATGCTCGGCGCGGTGCACGAGGAAGCACCTTCGGCAGCCGCCGGCGGTGGCCCTGGCGCGACGTCGGGGCATGATCGAGCCCTAATTCGCAGCATGCTGCAGGACGTCTATGACGACGTCCTGAACGGTGGTTTGCAGGCGATGACGTTCGTGGGCTCCATGGCCACCGAGATCGCCGACCGCATCGTCGACAAGTACGACGTGACGGTGCCGGTGTACTGCACGGTGCAGCCCAAGGGCATGCGCCAATCGGTGCGCAAGGCGCTCGAGTTGACCCAGGACATGACCCAGGGCGTGTACGACTACTGGGCAGACTATCCGCCCGAGGAAGGCGAAAACCTGCCGTTCGCGCAGATGCTCATGCAGTGGTCGCTCGAGGGTCGCATCCCGCTGCGCCAGGCGCTCGAGAAGGGTCTAGGCGATGAGTCGCCGGACGAGACGATGATCGAGATCCAGACCGAAAAATTGTTGTTCAGCACGCCTCAGGGCCAGAGCTACCTGTTCCAGCTCGTGGGCAAAAAACTCGATGACCAGCGCATGGCGCAATTGTTTGCAGCAGTGCAGGGCGGACAGGCGATGCCCGACGGAACGCCGACGGCAGCATTGCCCGGTGGCGGGCGACCTACCGGCCAGTTGCGAGGCACGCAAGCTCCACAGCCGGTGAACAGCGCGATTGGTGGCATCATGGCGGGGGCAATTGGCGCTGGGCCGATGCGTCAGGACGTGCTCGCTTCCCAGCAAGCGGGCGCGATAGTCGGACCGGGGGCCGCAGCACCTCCGGGTGGATAGCCTGCATGGCAAATAACGGCAATGGCAGCAGGATGCCAACGATCGGCGATCGCACCGATCAGACCAGTTACCCGCGCTCGGATGCCGGGCGCATCCCCAGTCGCGGCGACACGTCGCTAGCGGTGGACGACAACTGCAACATCGCCAACTTCATCGAAAACCCGGACGTGTTCAACGCATCGCCGGCGACGAAGAAGAGCTACAGCTGGAATCGCGGCGATACCGGCAACGCGACCTAGTCGCCAATGTCAACTGAGTTGACCACTGTGCTGCTCCGCGTCAGCGTCGAGGCGGCAGACGAAGAGGTCGCCGAAATGATTCGGGGCTGGCTGGCTGAGTTGAGGCTGATCGCTGAAGCCTCACGCGGCAAGATCATCGTTACCAGCAGAAAAGTGGAGATGGCGGGCTACACCCCAATCGGGAACTATGGCTGAGCGGCGCGGCCGTATCAATCCGCCGGACCGGCAAGCCGTGGACGGCGGCTGAGGATGCCGCGGACGACCGTCGACGCGGGATTCGCGAGGGAAGTCCGAGGGACAACGCGCTCGATAAAAAGCGCGGCGTGCCCGTCAAGAAAGGCAAATAGCCATGGCCGAGAAGTGGATTCAAAGCGCCATCAAGAAACCGGGTGCACTGCGCGCGCAACTCGGCGTGAAGGGCGATAAGCCCATCCCGGCCAAGAAACTGGCGGCCGCTGCAGAAAAAGGCGGAAAGCTTGGCCAGCGCGCGCGCCTCGCTCAAACGCTGAAAAAACTCGGCAAGTAGGAGGTCGTTATGCCGCGTACCCCGAAAGCACCCGCCGCTCGAGCGGCTCGAGCCGCTCCGCCACGCATGGCGCCGGCCCCTCGAGCAGGACGCGCCGCGCCTGCAGGGGCTGCACCTCGCATCCCGCGCGCACCACGAATCGCGATCGGGGTCGTGCCGCGCATCACTGGCGCCGCGACGCGCGTGCCGCGCATTCCGCGCATATGACGCGGCGCGAAGCGGAGAACGGGCCGAGCAATGCCGGCTCACGCGCCGGGCCCAACAGCGAGCCGGAGCTCGATCGCCTGGCACGGCTGAATGCCAGTCTGCTGCCCCCACAACCGGGCATGCTCGAGGCCGATCGGCACAGTTATCCGTGCCCGCCGTGTCGTGTGCACCGTGGCATGACGCCGACCGGTGGCCAGGGCGGCGGCTATTTGCACGAGCGACTGCCGACGAAGAACGGAAACGGCAACGGCTACTAGTCCATGCCGCTGATCAAGAGCGCCTCGCCGAAGGCAGTCGGCAAAAACATCAAGACAGAGGTCGCCGCTGGTAAGCCAAGACGCCAGGCGATCGCGATCGCCCTCAACACGCAGCGAGAGGCGAAGAAACGCGGTGGCCGGTCAAAGTAGCGGCGACATCCTGCAGCGCACCGTGGACGCGTTCGCCTCGCGCGTGAACGAGTACGCCCAGGGCATTGCCGGTCGCCTCGGGCAGCCGCAGAGTGGCACGGAGCTGAGCAAGGACGAGGCAGTCCAGCGCTGGAATTTTTCGCCACTCGGCTCGACGCAGGCAGCAGATCAGAAATATCACCAGCTCGTTGCCAGCGGCATGCCGCCGGGTCAGGCGCTCGACCAGGTCTACCCGATGCGCGGCTCGCTGTTCCGCGGCGCGCAGGACGTGAATGACGCGATCAGCACGGCCAAGCAGGTCCAGGGTTGGGCCGCCGAGGCCTCGGGCCAGCCAGTGCCCGAACCACCGCAGACCTCGACCTTGCCGATGCTCATGGCGGCGCAGCGCAACGCGCAGCCCGCGCTGCCTCGCCCGGCGCTGCAGCAGCCTGTTGCGCCGCCGCCCGGAGCTCCACCACTCGCGCCACCAGCCATGGCGCCACCGCCGGCTGCAACAGTGTCTTCACCACCACCCATGCCGGCGGCGGCGCCGCCTCCGCCTGGTCTCGCGCAACTCGCGTTGCCCCTGAGTAGCTGATATGGCGATCGATCCGAACGATCCCAACGCGCCCGCCTTTGGTGGCCAATCGGCGCTCGGCTGGTTGGCAGGGCAGATCGGTCAGTGGCTGCAGACACCGCAGGGTCAAGCCACGGGCGGCCAGACCGATCCCAATGCGCCGGCGTTCGGTGGGCAATCTGCGCTTGGCGCGTTCTTTCAGTGGCTGCAGTCCCAGCAGCCGCCGACGGCGCAAGCGGCAGCACCCACGACCACCGAACAGCCCGCCGCGCCCACAGTAGCCGCTCCCGCTGCGGCTTCGCCCACGCCCGAGGTGCGCGCTGGACCACCGCCCCTCGGCCCACCCGCTGGTCCTGGCGGCACGTACACCGTTGACCAGATCATCGCCGGCTCCGATCAGGAACTGAATCAGGCGAATGCGGACGTTGCCAGGCTGTGGGATCAGATCACCGCCGCCCAGACCCTCGTCACCAACCTGCAGAACGACCCGGCGACGATCGCCAACCCGCAGAAGCTGACTTCTGCGACCAGCCAGCTCAACACGCTGTACACGACGCTGGCGAGCGCGCAGAACCGCCTCGAGGCGGCCAACACCGCGCGCGCGTCGATGCTGCAAAAAGCCATCGACGCCCAGCAAGTCACGCCGTCGCAGGTCAATCTGGCGCAGCAGCAGGCGAACCTCGCCTCGGCCAATGCCAACACGGCAAAGGTCCAGGCGGACGTTCTGACGCAGGGCGCACCAGGCCAGCGTGATCTCGTCGCGGCCCAGGCAGTGCTCGCCTCGAGCCAAGCACTGGCCCAGAACGCTACGGCTGCCCAGACGACGGCGCGAACGCCGGCTGAAGTCAATCAACTCCAGGCTCAGGCCAATCAACTCAGTGCGCAGGCGGCCCAGATCCAGGCGCAGATCCCTCTACTCCAGCAGCAGGCGCGCACCCAAGCTGCCCAGGCGACCACGGCTGAGGCGCAGGCTGGCGTTGCGCCGCGTGCCGCTGAAGCGACCACGGGCACGCTCGAGGCCCAGCGTCTCCAGCAGGAAGCACAAGCGCGCATCCTCGGGGCACAGGGCGGAGTGGCCGGGCCGCTCGCCCAGGCGCAACTTGGCCAGGCTCAGGCGAACATCGGCGCGACTCAGGCCCAGACTGTCGGCAGTCTCGCCACGGCCCAGCAGACGCTGGCCAACATGCAGAAAGGCCTGCTCGGCCCGACCTACGGCCTGCAGGACCAGATCAATGCCATCCGCGCCATTCAGGGACAGGTCTTCGGACCCGGTGGCTCGGGTAGCGAACAGGACGCCAACAATCTGCTGCAGGACTACATCAACGCAACCCTCGGCGGCACGACAACCGCGCAGGCCGCCGCCGCAGCCGGCAATCTGGCGCAACAAGGCTTCGCTACCCAAGCGGGGATGGCCAATGCCGCGCAGGCTGCCCAGGCCGCGCGGGCGAATGCCTTTCAGGCCCTGGGTGGCAACGTGCTGAGCACGCTCGCGCAGATGAATGCGAATGCGCCAGCGGGGTCGACCGCGGGCGCCGCGGCCTTCACGGACATCATGAACCAGATGGCGCAGCGGATGCAGGCACCGCAGTTCGCCGCGCCGCAGCAGCCCGCGCCACCAGCGCTGCCGACGTTCTTTCAGAAATACTTTGGCGGGCAGCAGGGCGCGCCACAGGCGAGCGCTGGACCCCCGCCCAACTTGCCGAGCCAGGCAGCCTGGAATGCGAATGCCCCACCCGGAATTGGCTGGCCAGGCCAAGCAACGTGGACTCAGCCCGGAGCCGCGCCACAGACTAGCGCGCCGGTGACTATCAACATCGGCGGCGGTGCTCAACCGTCGCAGCAAACGCCCGCGCCGGCCGCGCTCCCATCGGTGCTCCAGGGCTACGCGCCGGCGAGCGTGGGCGGGGTGATGCAGAACTGGAATAACGAGTTGCAGTCGGGCGCGGTGAAGATGCCGGCTGGCGCCCAGCAACAGCAGCAGCCCACCGCCAACGACTGGTTCAGCCAGTGGCAGCAGCGACAGTTGGCTGACTATGCACAGCAGCAAGCAGCACAGGCGGCCTGAGCGATGCCACAGTTCACGCTGCCGAACATCGCCAGTGGTGGATCGATCACCGTCAACGCGACGGATCTCGCCAGCGCCCAGCAGGCGGCCGCCAATCAGACGGGCGTCACGCTCAGCCAACAGCAAGGCGGTGGCACCTTTGGCGCAAGCACGTTCAGTGGCGGCGGTGGCGGCGGAGGCGGTGGTGGAGGCGGTGCGACGCCTCAGTTCGGCGACACGGGCGCTGCCGCGACCTTTTTCGGACAGACCTCGGGTGTTACCGACAAGCAGCTCGCCCAGCAAAAAGCCGAGTTCGACGCGCAACTAGCGCTTGCCCGCGACCAGCTCACCCAGATCGGCATCCCGCAGGTGCAGATCAACCAGATGCTGGCGCAATTGCAGCAGCGCCAGTTCGAGGCGCAGATCACGCTCGCTCAGCAGGCCCAGGCCTTCAACCAGGCGGCATCGTCGGCCGCGCTCACGGGCTGGTTTACGCCACCAGCACCCGTGCCAGGCATCCAGCAATTCCTGACCGGCGGGGCGGCCGCTCCTGCCGCCGCCGGAGCGGCACCGCAGAACCTCGGTACTGGCTATTTCGTGGGCACCGACATGCGTGTGCACGTCGGCTCGCCGAGCGGCACCGGCCAGGCCGGCTGGGGCTCGGCGCAGGGCCTGCCAGTAGCCCAGGGTTGGGCGGTCGGCACGCAATCGAGCGACCCGAACGTGTTTCTGCAACCGCCCGCCGCTCCAGCCGCGCCGGCTGCTGCGCCCGCCGCGCCGGCCGCGGCACCTGCCCAGCCTGCGGCAGCCCAGGGACCGATCGAGACACTCGCGGCACGACAACTCGAGCTCGCCCAGGGACAGCTCGGCCAGCAATATCTGGCTACTGCGGCGCAACTGCAGGGCCCGCAGAACACCTTCCAGTTGTCGAATTATCTCCGCGGCGCGCAGGGCAACGTGTCCGTGCCGACCTACCTGCGGGCGCTGGCCGGCAACATCGCGCAGCCCGCCTTTCAGGGCACCGGCGCGATCGCACCCACGCCGCAGTCCGCAGCCGGACTCGCCGGTCAACTCGGAGGTCAAACCAGCGTCACGCCCGGCTGGGACTACGGGCAGACGCTCGGCACGATCCAGGCCATCATGGCTGGCGGTGGCCAGGCACTCGCGCCCGGCACGCTCGAGCGCCTGACACCCGAGGAGTTGCAGGCGTTCGGTTCAGGTCTCGGCGCGCTCGGCGGATCGTTGCCCTCGTTCCTGCAGCAATATGCCCAGAGCCGCCTCGGTCAGGCCGCGCCGAGCGAACAGATGCGGCTAGCCTGAGCTCGTGGCCGGCAGCGGCATCTGGCTGGACGACGCCACCTATCTGGCGCAGCAGGGCCAGATGTGGGCGCAGCAGCGCGTCCAGGACCTGCACAACCAGATTCAGGCCGGTAACGAGTGGGCGGGTCAGCAGATCGCCAATGCCCAGCAGCAAGCGCAGCAGCAATTCGCGCAACTCCAGGCCGCCGCCGCGCCTCCGCCACCGCCGCCATCGCCGCCGCCACAGCCAGTCCCCACGCCAACACCGGCGCCCGTGCCCACGCCCACCCCGGCACCGCAGAGCCAGGCTGATCGCGGCCAGAGCTGGGCCGACCAGATGATCGCCAACCTCACCC